GGCCTGTACGATTTGGTCATTGTCGGGGGCTAAGCTTTGGGCACAAACATACTTATTTAATCTGCTCATGGAGCCAAGCACAGTAAGACTTGAATCAGAATATATATTGGACATGGTTGATGAGACGTTACGCATCATGCTCACAGCATTAGCTGGAGCAGCGTCTTTTGCATCATGGTCGGCGGCTATCAACACAGCACCGATAGCTGTGGTGGGTTGGTTGGCTTGGAATATCAGATTAGCACTATGAAATTTGTAAAATTCATATATAGGAGAATAGGCTGCTAACCGACCAAAGTTTGCGGGATGTAAACCAAACGGTGTGGTACCGTTGATGTTAAGTTGGGCAAATACTCCGGTCAAAGCAGCACCAGGTGCTACAGATCCGATCAATTCCCTACCTTTTACTCTAACTCCACCAGGTGTTGAACCTGCAGTAACGTTCAGTAACGCCAAAGGCGTTGTCGCAGTGAACTGTACATTATTGAGGGAGAGTTGATTAGCACGCGGAATCTTATTCTGGTTAGGTACTTTACTTTTCTTGGATTTCGATTTTCGGGCATTCTTCAAAATCATGTTTGGGGTTTTCATTATTTCGAGCGGTCGCGGTTATTTACGACCTTGGCAATATGTTTCTGTTCGGGCTCAAACCAGAAACATAACAAATGGATTTGTTGGCACCCTGCTTAGACAGAATTTGAACGTGACCCACGGAATTTTCCGTTAACTTGGTCATGTTCACTCGTCTTTTGTGGAGCAGGGTTTGGCATGGTTTTGGTGAACCCATGCCTGCTCTTCAGCTGGTCTCCCGGAACCAATACCGGTTTACCTCCACCTCCATGCTGATGTTTAGGCCCAGTCTTTACGGCTGGGTCACTATTTCGTCCTCGTTTATCTGGTTGGACCACACGGGCATCATCGCCCGGTGGTTTGGAGCGTGCTGTGGTACGCACGTTCGGTCGAAAACTTTGGTTGGTTTTATCTTCAGTTTTCCGACCCTCACTATTGCCCCGCTGGCTGTCGGGGCTTTTATTTTTAGTAGTTGATTCACTCTTGTTCTTTTGCCTCCTCTCTCGCGCTGAGCGCGGTTTGGCTTGTTTCTTCTCTTCTTTCTTCTGAGGTTCCTTATGTTTAGACAATTTCGTCGGTTGTATAAGTGATCCATTAATCACTACAGGAAATGGAATTTCCAACGGAATTTGCCAAACAGTTTTGGGCTTCATTTGTGATAACTCACGAGCTTGGTCTAGTTGCTCGCACAGCTCCCTTACTTCGGCCTCAGGGCGTTTCAGCATGCTTGAGACAATTGCCCACATCTGCAAATTGTCTTCAGGTGGTACAGGATAATTCGTGCTCAGATTTTCTATCCAAGCGCAATCATTCTTGATTGCGTGTTCAACCTGAACTGATAACCTACCAGGTTCAGGCACTATCCTAAGAATCGCACGTGCCCAGTGTGATATCACTGGGGTTGTGGGATCCGTTACCATATAGCTTTGCGCTTTTCGGTAAAGAACTACTAAATCGGGGACATCTTTTGGACATGTGGTTAAGTGCAGACCACGTAACCTCCTAGGCACGTCACAAAAAGATTCACCGGTTGTCCATGGGTCTAGGAACAATCTGCCAAGAAACGGAACAGCGTGGTGTTTCAAAATTATTTCCGTTTTCAATGACAATCCTAGGTTTTCTGCGGTGTTTGTGTACAGTTTAGCATCTACATTAGCTGTTAAACCATCATCACCACCATAAATCCCTAGACCCTGCCAGGCCTTTACTGCTGATAAGTTCGATTCGCGAAGAGTCATATAAGCGAGTAAGGCGTTGTTGAGTGTATTAAACTCACTCGTTTCAGCACTACCACTCAATCGTGAGTAATGAGTGTTGTACTGAATACCAAATTTTGTTCTAGCCGGTGCATTAAACTGCATCATGTGCAATTGTTTGGCATCGGTTTGATAATCGGGGGAAAAGTACGCTGCAAGAATATCTTGCTCAAA